ACCTTTAGGTTCTAAAGATGGATATACTTATGCATTCTTTAAGAACGCAGCATCAAATGTTGATTTAGAAGTAGCAGGAGGTGAAGCAATAAATGCAATCGCATTACCAACTCAAGAATTTAATGGAGGAACTTTAAGTGATAGTGTATCAACAACAGGAGCATCAGTCGCAAATACTCCATACATCCAATCACAACTTATATCTGGTGAGAGAAAAGACTTATTCAGATTCCATACACTTGGATATGGTAACAACGAAAACAAAAGATTTAAGATTTCAATTTCCAATGTAAAAGCAGCAGGTGAAGATGGTGGAACTGATTATTCTACATTCACTGTAACTGTAAGAGGTTTTTCCGATACCGATAAAAGAAAGTCAGTATTAGAAACATATAATAACGTAAACTTAGACCCCGCATCACCTAACTTTATCGCAAGAAGAATCGGTGATAGATTTATGACTATTGATTCTAATGGTAAAATTACTGAATATGGTGATTGGGTAAATAACTCAAAATACATTAGAGTAGAAGTTAAAGAACAAGGATTATATCCAGTATCGGCAGCACCATTCGCACATGGAGCATATACTAACCCTATTAAAACTACAACTGATGCACAATCACTTTGGGTACCAGCAGTAGTATTCAAATCTGGTTCACTTGGTAACACAGCAGGTTCACCTATCAATTACTCTGGTTTCGATTTTGAAACTACTGGTGTAAAATATGATAATGGACACTACTTAAATCCAATTCCAAATGGAGCACAAACTGGTTCAAACACTGCATTTGCATTCGATGGTAATGTAATTGGTGTTGATTATGTAATGAGTGGTTCAAATTCATCTGATATGGTGAAAAGACAATTCTCAATTGGATTCCAAGGTGGATTTGATGGAGGTTCTCCAGCAATCAGTAAAAAATATGGAAGTGATATTACATCTGGAAACTCACAAGGTTTAGATTTATCATCTTCAACCGCAAGTGGTTCAGTTGCTTATACTAAGGCATTAAATGCAATTTCTAACCAAGATGAATACGATATCAATATGTTAGTAACACCTGGTGTTATTAGACAATTACACCCATCAGTAGTAACTAAAGCAATTGATATTGTTGAGGCAAGGTCTGACGCATTTTATATTTCAGACTTTGGTAAAGCAGACGCAACTATAAACGATATTACAACTCAAGCAAACGCAGTAGACTCTAACTATGTTGGAACTTACTATCCTTGGGTTAAAACAGTAGACACTAACACTAACAAGTTAGTAAGTGTACCACCTTCAGTATTACTACCAGCAGTTTACGCAGCAAACGATGCTATCGCAGCAGAGTGGTTTGCTCCAGCAGGTTTGAATAGAGGTGGAATTACAGGTGCAGCATCGGTATTGAATAGACTGACTCACTCTGAAAGAGATACACTATATGAAAACAAAGTAAATCCAATCGCATCATTCCCTGGACAAGGTATTGTAGCATTTGGACAAAAAACTCTACAAGACAAAGCATCAGCATTAGATAGAATCAACGTAAGAAGATTATTGATTGGTGTTAAGAAGTTTGTAGCAAGTACTTCGAGATACTTAGTATTCGAACAAAATACAGCACAAACAAGAGGTAGATTTATAAACACCGTACAACCTTATTTAGAGGGTATCCAACAAAGACAAGGATTGTACGCGTTCAAAGTAGTTATGGATGAGACTAACAACACACCTGATGTTGTTGATAGAAACATATTAGCTGGACAGATTTTCCTACAACCTGCTAAGACCGCTGAATTCATTGTAATTGATTTCAACATCTTACCAACTGGAGCATCTTTCTCAGCATAAAATAAAAAAGTGAATAACTAATATTTATTAGTATAAAGGAGAAAATAAAAAAATGGCAGAAGTATTAGAATTTAACGAAATGTTCTTTACCAACTTCGAACCGAAGATGAAGAACAGATATATCATGGAGATTGATGGAATTCAATCTTACTTGATAAAAACAGCTAACAGACCATCTATCAACTTTGAAACTGTGAAGTTAGACCATATCAACACATACAGAAAATTACAAGGTAAAGGTGAATGGCAAGACTTAGAGATTACTCTATATGACCCAATTGTTCCAAGTGGAGCACAACAAGTGATGGAATGGGTAAGATTAGGGTATGAATCAATTACTGGTAGAAAAGGATATGCAGATTTCTACAAAAAGGATATTGATTTCTATATGTTAGGACCTGTTGGAGATAAAATCGAACAATGGAAGTTAAAGGGAGCATTTATAACTGCTGCAAACTTCAATGATTTAGATTTTTCATCTAATGACCCTGCTGATATTTCGTTAACTTTAGCATACGATTACGCAATATTAGAATACTAAAAATTTAATCCACTACTATTAATAAGGAGAAATTCTTTTCGTAAGAATATCTCCTTTTTTTTGACTTTTTTATTTTTATATATTTATATACACAATTAAACAATAAAAGTTATGAGTGAAAAACAATTTGACTTCCCAACGGAAGTTATTGACCTACCTTCTGAGGGTAAAGTGTACCCATCAGATAATCCTCTATCTTCTGGTAAAGTAACATTAAAGTATATGACTGCCAAAGAAGAGGACATATTATCTTCTCAGAATCTTATTAAAAAGGGTGTTGTATTAGATAAATTATTTGAATCTATTGTAGTTGATGATGTAAATCTTGATGATATTACAATTGGTGATAAAAATGCTATCATACTTGCAACTAGAGTATTAGGATATGGACCTGAATATCCAATGAGATTTTATTCATCTAAATTGAATGAAGAAGTTGAAGCAACTATTCATTTGGGTAAAGTAAAAACAAAGGAAGTAGATTTATCTTTATTTAATAATAAAAATGAACATGAATTTACAACACCAACCGGTAAAAATAAGTTAACATTCAAATTATTAACACACGGTGATGAAAAAGCAATTGAAAAAGATATCGCAGCATTAGAAAAGTTTAACAAAGATGCATCCTTTGATATTACTACTCGATTAAGATATATGATTAAATCTGTTGATGGAAACGAAGATGTAGGTTTCATTAATAAATTTGTATCAAATATGTTGGTTAGAGACAGTAGAGCATTTAGGAACTATGTCAAGAAAATCCAGCCTGACATGGATATGGTTTATACCCATGAGCACGAAGACGGTGAAAGGGAGGAAGTGCCCATTACCTTGGGCGTTAACTTTTTTTGGCCTGGGGAAGACTCATAGTGCACAAATGCACAACCAAATTTTCGAGTTGTGTTACCATGGAAATGGATTTATTCAGTCAGATGTATATCAAATGCCAACTTATTTGAGAAACTTCTATTATAAGAAATTATCAGAGACTAAGAAAAAAGAACAAGAGGCATACGATAAGGCAAATAAAAATATAAAAACACCTTCTAAAGTTAGGATAAGGAAGTAATACCTTTCTATCCTAACTTTTTTTGTATTCCGATATTTATAGTTGTATAATTACATAAAGGAATAACTTATGGCACAATATAAAATTTCAAAAGAAAATATCAATGAGTTTTTTGGTTTGTTTGGTAAAAAGAAAAAACCAAAGAATGTTGATGACTTAATCAAGAATGACCCAGTTCTCCAAAAATTGGATAAACAGATTGGTGACTTAAATAAAAAGGCTATGGACCGTTTGGAACAAGACAAAGATGCTATGGATATATTAAAAAAAGCTGGTATCATTGTAAAATAACACTTAGTTTAGATGGTAGATTCTAATAGAGAAATAAAAAACTTAGAAAAACTTCAACAAGAAGAGGAAAGACTTTTAGCCTTACAAAAAGAAAGGACAAAAGAAAAGAAGAAACTGCACCATATGCAAGAGAAGCAATTAAAAAGGCTTCAAGATGAGATAGTACTCAAGAAAAAAGATATAGAAGAAACGAAGAAGGCAAATAAAGAATATCTATCTTTTTCTAACTCATATAAAAAATTAACTCAAGATGTACAAAAGCAATTAAAAGGTAATAATGAGAAGACAGGTACATTTCTTAGTTTAGGTAGACAAATTGCAAATCAAAAAGCAAAAGAGGCTAGATATGTCGAAGATACGACTGATGAAGGTGTGGCACAATATAAAGCTGCTCAAAATAGAAAAAGTATTTTAGAAGATATAAGTTCAAACTTACTATCTCAGGCAAAGGCAACTCAACAAGCTGAAGACAAACTAAAAGGAGTGTC